CTTCGATTGCGTCGAGTGCCCTGTAAGCCTTCCGCAGTTCGTCCCGCTGGGAGCGAAGGAACGGGAGGCGACGGTCAGCAACGGGCATCGCTTCGATTTCGTCGTGCAGGGCGATGACTTCGTCGCCGACGTGCGTCTTCCGAAGCCTGACGGCTTCGAGCGTCTTGTTGAGGTTGCTGAGAATCTCCTCAGCGGAGTTCGAACGGGGGAGACGTTCGGGAGAATTGTCCCCGTGGTTGATAGGTTCCACGGCTCGAATGTGAGACGTCGGGCGTCCTGATGCAACGCAAAAGAAAAGGGCCCCATCGCTGGGGCCCTGAGTTCATTCGTAATGTGGTACGGTATGACTGGATTCTGAGAACGGGACGTCGTCGTCGAGTACGATGTGCGTCGCACGTCGTCGGGAGGCGGACCAGAAAGCGGGAGTTTTGATACCGTCGATTTCGTCGCCTTCGAAGATTGCCCCGTGTTCATTCCTGAAGCGTTCGAGCATCGCCTTGCGGTCCTCCTGACTGAACGGTTCCCTGACGCAAGCGATGGGGGTGAGCCAGTCATACCACCATCCTCCTTCCTCAGGTCCGCCGAAGCACCGTTCGATTTCATACAGCGAAGACCAGCGGGGAGGCGACGGGCCCCAGTTGCGATTCTTGTGCAGGAACGTCGAGAGGTTGCACAAGCCTCGGTTGATGTTGATGCCGACAGCGTCGTCGGCGGACTGATTCGAGAGGGGGTTCGAATCGGGATTGCCCTCAGGTGTGTTAGGTTCCACGTCCTGACAAAAGCCTTACACGATGCCCGACGCAACAAACAAAAAGGGCCCCATCGCTGGGGCCCCGTTGCTTTATTCGTCGCTGTCTTCGTCGTCGTCGTCGCTGTCCTCTTCGTCGTCTTCGACGTAGTCGGCGACGCTCAGGCCGATGCAGAAGGAGAGGAGTTCGTCGTATCCTTCCATTTCCTTCCTGAGGTTCTCGCTGAGCGTTCGAGCGTTCGGCACGCTCTCAGGAAGTTCTCCCGCCATTGCGAACTGGCTGAGGATTCGGAGGCGGTCCGCAACGTTGCGGTCCGTATGCTTCCACGCCCTGCTGAGCGTTCCGAGGACGGCGAAGATGTTGCCGTCGGTGTTCCAGTTGACGCTGGGGAACTTGCCCTTGTACTCGCCGAGGATGTAACGGCGGAGCGTTTCGGTTGCCGACAAGACCGTCGGCTGGTTGAGAGCGGGGGAGACGCTCTTCTGGATTTCCCCGTGGTTGTTAGGTTCCACGGGAGAACACTAGGCGACAAAAGGCCGGGCGTGCAAGCGACAAAAACGGGAAACAAAAAAGGCCCCCTTGCGGGGGCCAGTTGTTAGTTCAGCCTGACGTCGTCGGGCGTCCCTTTCTTCTTCTTCCGTTGCACGACTCGGAACTGGAGCGTTGCGAGTTCCCGCTCGAACTTGTCGGACAAGAACCGCTCGATTCGGTCGGCAATGTTCTTCGTATCGGCGGGGCTGATGTCAGTCGGGTCGGCGAACTCTTCGAACGTGTCTTCGAGAATCAGAAACAAGTGCGTGCCGTCGGGCTCGATTCGAACGCCGTCCTCATCCTCAACGTACCAGCCGATGTTCCGAATCTGGAGTAGAATCGTGTCTCGCTGGTGGAGTTCGTTTTTAGGGAACTCGCACAAGCCGACGAAGTTAGTGCCGAAGATATCGTCGGCGGATTGGGAGCGGGGGAGACGCTCACCGTTGTTTTCCCCGTGGTTGATAGGTTCCACGCTCACAATCTGCACGGCCTACAGGACAAACACAAGAAACAAAAAGGGGCCCCTTGCGGGGCCCCGTCGTGTCATCCGTAGATGACGTCTCCGCACGTCGCAACCTGAAGGAAGCAGTCATAATCCACACCGTCGAAGTCGAACGTACTCAGGATTTCGTCGGCATCGTCGTGCAGTCCACGGGCGTGCAGTTCGACGACGCATAAGAGTTTGACGAATCGGGCACGGGCGTGGGCCGTCATTTCTCGCTTCCCGTAAGCGTATCGCTTCCAAACGGCGACGGCTGACTTGGCGGTGATTCGCTTGTACGGTGAATCTGCGTCGTCGTCTTCGTCGTTTGCATTCATCCGCACCGTCAGGCTCCAGTCTTCCCGTGCGGGTTTCCCGCTGGGAGTGTCGAGCCCGCCTTCGGCAAAAGCGGCGTCGAGAAAGCCGTCGTGACTTCGCTTGTGCTTTAACTGAAACCAATTCGGGTTGAGTCCAGTTTCTAGGGCCCCGTTCAAAATCCCAGCGACGAAGAGGGAGGTTTTGAAACTCGCCGACAAGACCGTCGGCTGGTTGACGCTGGGGGAGACAGCGTCGTTTTTTTCCCCGTGGTTGATAGGTTCCACGCTCACAATGTGGAACACGACGACGTCGAACGCAATAAACAAAAAGAGCCCCCTTGCGGGGGCCCGTTGTGGAACCTTTCGGTTGGATTATTTCGGCGTCTTAAGTCGGAAACCCTTCAGGGCCTTCGTCGCAAGGGTGAACAGAACCTTGCGGTCCGATTCGCTGACGTTGTGCCCACTCGCTTGTTCGGCGAACTTTCGGGCCTCCTCTAGATTTTCCATAATCTTGTTATAGGAGTGGAGGATTCCGTTCTTTCTCGCACGGGTGCGAGAGAGGGCCGTCAGAAACCGCTTTTCGGCGGGGCTGGCAGGATTGGCAGAGAACGGCACGTGTTCCGAAGAACCGCTTCGGGCGGTGACGCTGGGGGAGACAGCGTCGGAGGATTCCCCGTGGTGGTTAGTGTCCACGGGTTGAACGTGTAACACATTAGGGAGGCCGTCAACACGTAAGGCAAAAAAAGAAGGGAGCCTTTCGGCCCCCTTCGCTTTGCTTACCAGCCCCGCTCTTCCGCCAGTCTCAACAGGTCCCTTTGGTTGATACGGTGACAACCTATCAGGACGAACCCGTCGGCAACCTCTCGCATTTGGAACGGCCCGACGGCGACGGGAGGCTCGAACTTGTGGGCGTCCTTCCTGAGTTCTTCGGCGTGTCGGCGAAACACCCTTGAGGCAATCCCTTCGGGAACTCTCGCACCCCGTGACGTCGCAACCTCTTCGGCCTCTACCCTCAAAACCTCTCCCGTGTCGGCGAGAGCATCGGCCCCTTTAACCTCTTCGACGATAAACCTGACGAATGATGTGAAGGAGTCGAACGCCGTGTGCTTCTTTCGGTCCTGAAGTTCTTCCCAGAAACTGCGGAACATCAGCCCCGCCTTCTTCGAGCCGTCAGAGAACACGGAGAACGGTGACGTCAGGTGCATCGGCATAACTCCCTGCCTCCACGCTTCCCGTCGGAACCTGAGTTCCTCTAGGCAAACGTCCACGGCGTCCCGATATGATTCGCCGAACTGGTTGAGTTTACTGCGGACCGCTTGCACGCTATCATCTAATCGCTTCTGCCTAAGTTCTCCCTTACGTGCGTTGTAATCTTCGACACGTGCGACATATTCCTGAGCGGTCTTTCTGAACTTCTTCCCGACGTTGCGAAGTGCCTTGCTCACTCGCTTCTCTTCGCCGTCTCGCTGGTTGAGAACTTTCTGAAACCATTGTGCGGTTTTCAGGAGTTTATAGTTCCGCCAGATATCAATAACGCTTGCGGACCTGATTCGCTTGTTCCCGATGTGTTCGAGAAACTTCCCGATTTGCTTCGCAACGTCTTCGACGACGGAGTGGGAGAAGGAGAAGAAGGGGCCGTCAATCGGGAACGTTACGGCATACCCTTGTTTAATCCTGTACTGGATGAACTCATCCACGGTCTTCCAGTCGAGTGTCGCTTCCGTCGGGCAAGGGATTTCAAGGGGAATCGAGCGGTAGAGGGCCCCCTTGTGCCGAGTCGAACTTACGGAGTAGGTTCGGGAGTTAATCAGGAAGACGGCGTTCCTGTTGACGTCGTCGAAAACCTTACGCTTTGCCAGCGTCGTCGAGTACGTGACAAGGCGGGTTTCGTCGCCGTCGGGAATGGAACTCACATTCCCGCTTACCATTTCTTTCTGCACCCCGTTCGCATAATTGTGAATCAGGGAAGTAATATTCTTTTGATGTTTTTTGATTTTCATGTGGTTGTGCGATGTGCGTCCTTAAAATCGGAAGGACTGGGAGGGCTGTCAATAGTCTTTCCAATCTTTTGCCAGTTCCTCCCGAATGGGGGCGTCTCGGTTCAACCGCTCGACCACGGCGTCGGCGAGACGCTCCCAGCCGTCAGGGGTCAAGCCATTCAGGGGGCCGTCAGGCCCGACGGTTTCCCCCTTGCGTTCGGCGTCCGTCAGGAGAACGGAGACGAAAGTTGCTTCCTTCCCGAAGTGCGAAGACTCGACGACGTAACAGGCTGACCCGCTGACGGTGTATTCCGTACTCCCTTCGAAGGGTACGGAGAGACGACGGAAGACGAAAAAAGGGAGGCTCATTTCTGAGCCTCCTTTGCTTCTTCGGGAGTGGGCAACAGGGGTTGCACCGTTTCGGCGAACTCCTGCTTCGCAAGTATTGCCATATCGAACTCACTCTTCGCATAAACACGGACCGAATGAATCGAAGGGTAGACGCAAATCTCCGTGAACTGAATCGTGAGGAGAGGACGCTTGTCGGCGTCGAACGTCTTCTCATGTTCCAAGCGTTCGATTTTTGCGGTCCGCAACGCTTCGGTTGCGGTTTCGCACAACTGGAACCTTATGACAAGGCTGTCGCTATAAGAACTCTTGTGCATCATGATGACCTGATATTTGTCGGGGAACTTCATATGTTTTAGGGAGATTAGGAGTTGGAAATCTGGTGGAGACTGTCGGCGAGTTTGCCGACTGCCTGATGTGCCTGTTCGAGACGGGCCGCTAGGGACAAGACTTCGGCGTGCAGGATATCGGCACGGCGGAACTGGTCCGACGGGCGGCATTTGTCCCAATTAAGGGCCATGATGCCGTCGGGCGTGCAATGCTTCATTACGGCATCGTGGGCCTTCTGTTTACGTTCTTCGGTATAGGTTTCGGGGATACGCATGGTTGTGGAGGGAATTGGGTTGTAATACGGTGTGGGCACGTGTCAAGCGTTGTTTACGGGCGTCTCGCCGTCCATCTGGAGTCCGCCGACGTCGGGCATCGGGATGTAGATGAACTCAGGCAGGGGCGGGAGCGTGCCGTTCGCTTTCTGCTTCACGTACTCTTCCCGTTCCTTACGGCGGGCGAGACGCTGGGCGGACGCTTCGGCCTGTTTCTTGTTCGCTTCGATACGGTCTTGTTTGGATTTTCTCATGTGGTTGTTAGGGGGAGGAGAGATAGGAGAATGCTGGGGGAGGACAACGTCAACCCTTTTTTGCATGGAACTTGAAGCCGATGTTCGAAGGCGAGTTCGAGTCCAGCCATAGGCATAGGTCCGCATAATGGGCCCTGTAGGTCGAGGCAATCTGCCATGCGGGGGAACCGCCTTCTCTCTTGTGCATCTGGTCCTGCCAGTACTGCATACGCTGGTAGGCCCTGCTATAGAGGGCATAGAAGTATTTGTTTTCGGGCGTCAGTTGGTTGTTGGACATAGGACCGTCAGGCGTATCACGGCCCACCCTGACGTCAAGACTTTTTGGACCTGAGGGCAACCGAACGGGCTATATGCACGTCGTTATTCAGCACGCCCAGCAGGGGCATCTCCAGCGAGTCGAGGAACTTGCGTTCCCTGATGATGCCAGATTGACCGATTGCCTCCTCGACGACGGCTGACTCGAAGACGGCTTCGTCTCCTCCTTCGTCCTTCTCGACGGTGTAATGAACTTTTGCATATAAGACGTACTCCCTGCCGTCGTGCCTGAGCCTGAAGTTATTGAGGTTGTGCGTATGCGTCATTTCTTTTCTTCAACGTCTATAATAATCGGGGCCTTCTCGCCCTTCAGCATCATGTTTATGTCTTCGTGGGATACCCGTAAACGATGTTCTACCACCGTGGTCGGGGCGTCCTGTAGGGCCAGCACCTTGTCGGTCATGATTGCAATCGCTATCGGCAGTTGCCCAGCGGGGATGTTCTCTATCTCCGTCAGGAGCCTGTTGCTACCCTTCGAGACTATCTGCGAGAGCAGGGACGCCGTGTTCTTCTTCCACGTGCCTAGGTTGAACTTCCCTGCGTCCTCCTCGTCCTTACGTATGGCTATCACGGACTGCTTTGAGACTTCGGCCTGACGAGCCACCTCGTTCGTGCCGACGCCGTCGTGCAGGAGGTCAAGCACCTTCTTCCGCTTCTCCTTCGGGATGTTCTTGCCGTTGCATTGCACGGACGGGTTCGTGGACAGCCTATCGGGTTTAGATTCGTATTCCATTTTTCATAACTAAAGGATTGACAGCAGGAATGCAAATGGCATTTCCCACCGCCCTCATGATTCCGTTCCTGTACGTCGCTGGCCTGTGCCTTGCTGGGTTCTATCTGCTGGTCTATGCAATCGTCTTTATACGCCTCTTGCTGGGGCACGGCGACGAGGTGCTGGACAGCCAGCGTAAAGAGCGTATTAGGTTACGGAATGCGTATAAAGACTAAGGATATTCCTGCCCTTCGTGAGAGACTGATTTCTGAGCAGGGCGACGTGTGCCCGTTGTGCCACGGCCCTCTCAGGGATTCGAACCCGTGCCTAGACCACGACCATACCGACGGCAACGTCAGGGGCGTGCTGTGCGGGAACTGCAACGGCATCGAGGGAAAGATTCACAACCTCGTCAGGCGGGGCCGACGTGCGTTGGGGAAATCCGAATACGTGACGCATATCCTGAACTACTGGAAGAAGCACGCCGACAGCCCTATGCCCATCCTGCACCCGACGCACAGAACCACCGACGAGAAGAGGTTGGCGAAGAACGCACGGGCTAGAAAGCGACGGGCCAAAAATAAGGGTTGACAGTTGTGATACGCCTGTAATCGTGGGCGTCCCTCACCAACATGAAGCACATCAATCCTGACAATACTACTGGCAAGGCTTTCGCTGGCATGCCAGACCCTGAATACCGTTCCGCCGAAGGTCTGAGCAACTCGATGCTCAAGGAGTTCCGACGGACGCCAGCCCACTACAAGGCCAGCCTCAGCCAGCCTCACAAGGACACCAAGGCCCTGAACTTCGGGACCGCCCTGCACAGCATGGTCCTGACGCCTGAACTCGACGGCGTGGTCGTCTCGCCTGAGTACGACGCTCGCACTACCGCTGGCAAGGCCATCCGTGACGAGTTCAAGGCCAAGTCCGTAGGCAAGACCGTCGTGACCGCCGAAGAGCACGCCCAGTTGGTCGGCATGCTGGACTCCATCATGATGCACCCGAAGGCCCGTTCCATCATCGAGGGCTGTGCGTACAAGGAACTCAGCCTGTTCACGAAACTGAAGAACGTCGCATGCAAAGGTCGCATGGACTTGGTGGACGTCGGCAACGGAATCATCGGGGACCTGAAGTCGTGCGAAGACGCCAGCGTCGAAGGCGTCAGGAAGTCGATTCGCAACTATGGTTATGACTTCCAGAACGTGCATTATGAGAAGTTGTTCGAAGAGTGCTTCCAGCGTAAACTTCAGGCGTTCGAGTTCATCTTCGTGGAGAAGGAACCGCCGTTCGCAGTAGCCGTTTATCGCATCGGAGATATCACGCTCGACAGGGCTCGCAACGAGTGGGACGCCCTGATGAACAAGTTCGACGTGTGCTCGACTGGCGACGTCTGGCCCTGCTACAGCACGAACACCGTCACCGTCGAAGTCTAACATGGACCGCCCGAAGTTCACGGGAGTCTGGATTCCCGCTCAGGTCTTCCAGTCCGAACTGTCCAACACCGCTAAACTGCTCTACGGGGTAGTGGCGGGTCTGGACGGTGAGGATGGGTGCTATGCCTCCAACGCCTACCTCCAAGCCCACCTGAACCAGAATGAGCGGTCCATTCAGGTCCTGCTGAAGCAACTCGAAGACGCTGGCCTCATCGTCAGGGAAGAGGTCAACGGAAAACGCATCATCCGCACCGTGGAAGGCATCGCCCTCAAGGGGTGCAAAAATCTGCGGGGGGGGGTGCAAAAAAATACGGGGGAGGGGTGCAAAAAAATGCACCCATATAGTAAAGTAGATAAAAAAGAAGATAAAGATACAACACAGGAACAGGCTTGGATTGTGCGTCTTCCTTTTGGTTCTCAGGCATTTCTGGAGGCTTGGAAGTCTTGGGTTGCCTACCGTAAGCAAATCCGACGCAAACTGACTGACGCCAGCGTACAGGCCCAATGCAAGGACTTTGCCACGTGGGGCGAGAGCAAGTCCATCACCGCTATCGAGCAGTCCATCAAGCAGGGCTGGCAGGGCCTGTTCGAACCCAACAGGTCGAACGCCAACACAAAGCCCTTGACAGCCAACGACCACAATCAAGGATTCTGACATGAGCGATATCGCATGCCATTGTGGGAAACGTGGAGCCCTGTTCGCCAGACAGGACAGGACGCTGGTTCGCTGGCATCATTGCCGTGAGCATCTTGACAAGGAGCGGGTAGCCAGCGAGGGCCTGACGGACAGCAAGGCCCCGCCGTCGATGCCGAGCGTGTTCCTTGACACCAAGGTCGAACTCCTGCACCCGAAGATTCAGGCGTCCTTGGACTGGCGTCCTCAGGGCGACGTCAGCGGACTGCTGTACCACGGCACGACTGGCGTCGGCAAGACCAGAGGCATCTGGGAGGTCGTCAGGCGTATGTGGGAGGAGCACGCCAAGCGTGACAAGCAACTGAACTATACCTTCCTGACGATGCGTAAACTCGAAGGCATCATCGAGGCTGGGTTCGACACGAAGACCCACAACAAGGAAATCGACAAACTCATCTCCTGCGGTCTGCTGGTCCTTGACGACCTAGGCAAGGAGCGTCTGACGAACCGCATGGCCTCCGACCTGTTCGCCATCATCGACGAGCGTAGCACGTCCCGCAACCCGACCATCATCAGCACGAACTTCAACGGCTCCGCCTTCCTTGACCGCTTCGATGGCAAGGACAAGGAGACTGGAGCCGCCATCATCCGACGCCTGAGAGATTATTATAAGGCTGTCGGAATTGGGCTTGACAACTGATTAGGCCCAATGAATATGCACCTGTTGTCATTCGTGGTTGTGTGACTCCACAGGGGTGGGTCGGAGAAATCTGACCCGCCCTTCCTCTTTCCTCTTGACCCGTATTACCATTTTCCCATAACCCGACTTCCACCCATGAAAACCAAGATTACCGCAATCCGCACCAACAACGAGGCAATGCTCACCGTCCGCATGCCATCCAGCACGTTCAAGAAACTGACGGCCCGTGCCAAGTCCAGCGACTTCGCCACCCGTTCGGACCTCGTCAGGTCCCTCATCGAACGCTTTTTGAAGACCGTGTGATTTGTTGTTGACAACCAGTAAGACACGGTAAAACCTATCTCCCATGTATCCTCTCAACATCCATTCCTACACCGCCATGACCCCCGAAAATACCGAAGCCCAAACCAAACTGTACAAGGCCCTCGTCAACTTCATCGCCGAGACGACTGACATTCAGGCCGACGACTACAACCCGCACTTCCGCTCGAAGTTCGCCAGCCTCTCCATGCACCTCAAGGTGCTGAAGCCCATCGCCAAGAAGCACGGCCTCGCCATCGTCCAGATGCCCATCGGCGACGAGTACGGCGTCGGGGTACGCACGACCATCGTGCATACCGACGGCGGCGTCATGTCCGCCGACGCCATCGTCCCCTCCGAGCGTGGCATGCAGGGCCAGCACGCTGGGGCCATCTACTCCTACCTCCGTCGCTATGCCCTCGCCTCCGTGTGCGGTTGTGCCACCGACGACGACGATGCCGAAACTGACCGTCAGATTAAGACGACGTCCAAGCCCTCTGCCAGCCCCGCCACGGCTCAGCCCGTGAAGAAGGCGGTCAGCACCCAGTCCGCTCCTGCCAGCGGCTCCAACGCCTCGTTCGTGGTTCCTTTCGGCGACGCCAAGGGCGTGGCCCTGTCGGAACTTCCCCTGCGTTCGACGGACAAGTCCAAGAAGTGTGCCGACCTGAACTACTGGGCCAACGTCTGGGAGCCCCGTCCGTTCGGCGACAGCGGTAAGATTTCCGCCAAGGACCTTGCGACCAAGGCTGAAGCCCAGCGTCTCTGGTCCTCCGCCAACGGCCCTCAGGAAGACGCCCCGTCCGACGAAGTCCCCTTCTAATCCCAACTGAACCACGAACATGAAGCCTCATTACTACAAGTATCCTGACAGCCAGTACATCGTGCTCGAAGACGGCACGGTGGCTCGCACCCTGAAGGAAACCAAAATCCATAATCAGACCTACTACAATCTCATCCTCAATGGTGAGATGAAGCGGGTGAACAAGGAGAAACTCATGGAACCCTTCAGCGAAGTCAACGATGATAACCTCAACGCTTAAGACCAGCGGAGTCTTCTACCTCAGACGAGCACTAGCAATCTGCAAGCGTAACGCCAAGAACAAATACGTGACAATCCCAATCGAGAAGGCCGAGGAAATCATAGAACAGGCAAGCCAGATGAACCCACAAGGAACATACGACCACAGGCAGAACTCCGTGCGAGCCGCCGCCTTGGTCCTGTGCGTCGAGCCGAGTGAACTCGTCGAACGCATGAACGGCAAGACGCCTAAGGAGTACATGGCTGAAATCGCTGAACTCAAGAACAAGATTAAACTCTTGGTCGAGGCTGGCGACGCCGTCGCTGAGAACAACAACGTCAAGCACGTCCGTGAATGGGTGCGTGCCAAGAACTTCTAAGATGACTATCCGAGAAATATACAGGCTCGCCGTGTGCGAGGGACTGACAGCCGTGGAAGCGGGGCAAAAGTATGGTTGCAAGTCCATATCCCTGCACAAGATTGGCTCCAAGTACAAACTCCCTAAACTCAAGACGGAGTTCAGGAAGAAAATCGACGAGCAAATCAAGGGCATGAACGACGTCCAACTGGAGGCGTACTGGAACGCCATCCAACTTCCTAAGAACGCCAAGACTGGCTATCAGGAACGTGAAGCCGTCCAAGAAGAAATCGCACGCCGTAAAGCCAATGTCATTCAAGGAAGCAATTAATCGCCTAGGCTTCGACTCTTGGGCTGACAATAAGATTGTCAACGCCATCGAGGACACGCCGTACCTCATGCATGGAGAGGGCAACGTGACGTACGAATACGAAGACGTCACCGTACGCTTGGAGTGGACGCCGTTAGGCTACACGGCAAGCCTACGTGCCTACACTTGCGACGGCTGGAAGGAAACCTCCAAGGCTTTCAGGAAATGACCAAGCACCCTAAGCAAGTAGGCATGTCCTGCAAGAACACCCGCTTCGTCAAGAAGGGCCTGACATGGGAAGAAGTCCAACGTGTCGAGAAGACCACGAAAGCGGACAGGGACAGATGGAATGAACTCATGTCAAAACCTTGGAACAAATGGACTCCGACAAAATAAATCACGAAATAACAATCAGGTACTCTCACTTCGAGTTCCTAAACAAAAACGTGCTAGACCTTGGCAAGCAAGTCCGTGAAGTCTGCGAGGAGCGTGACCGCCTCAAGGCCGAGGTCGAGATGCTCAAGGGTCAGGTAAGATACTGGAAGGTTGAAGCCGAGTGCGACCACGGGCGTTGGTTACGTACCCTTGAAGACCTCGAACACCTGAGGAACCTCAAATGATTCACGAGTTTCGTAATACCATTCCAGTCAAGACCAAACTTGGATATGGGTATCTGCTGTACGTCCAAAGCGGTGGGACTTTTTGCAACGATATCTTCGCCGTGGTCCTTGAGAAAGATGGTGTCATCAGGCATATGCTTTCCGACCAGTTTGCCGTCATCCGAAACGATACGTTCGACATAAAAAATGAAACGCCATAAACGAAAGTTTCAAATGGGTGAACTTAAGGAAAAGATGTACGCACTAGACGCAAAGAATCTTTATCCTGTTGACGCCGCAAAGATTCTTGGCATAAGCATGAGGACTCTTTACACATTGTCCTACAGGTACAACATAAACTTTGCAAAAGCACCGTATGGATATAACATCTTATCACTAAAACAAAATGAGCAAAGTAATTAAGTTCGTAGCCGTCGGAGATAACCACGGCGACATGGTAGACGAGTCAGCCGCCAAGGAACTGTTTAACTTCTGCGACAAGTATCAGCCAGACCAAATCGTACACCTTGGTGATGGGTATGATTTCAGAAGCATTAGGCGTGGAGCGTCTGGCAAAGAGGCTGACGAGTCATTGGTCAAGGACGTACTCAAGGGACATTGGTTCAACAAACGCCTACAGCCTACGGTGTACATGTACGGCAACCATGAGGACAGACTTGAGCAGATACTATCCAGCACGCAGAACGGAATCCTGCACGACTACATCGAGGACCTAGACGGCGACGTCAAGGGTACGCTGAAGGACGCTGGCTGTAAGAAGATATACCCGTACCACGCCGAACTGGGCGTGCATCGCATCGGACCTGTGGCGTTCGTACACGGATATACATGCGGAGTCAGGGCCGTCGAAGAGCATGCCATTCATTATGCGGACCGCCACGGTGCTCTTATCATGGGCCACATCCATTCTATCCAGCAGACCAATGCACGCAAGTTCGGAGGAGCCGTTGGCTTCTCTGGGGGTTGCTTGTGCAAGAAACAGGCTATGGGTTATGCAAAGAATCGCTTGAATACCAGCAAGTGGGGTACAGGCTGGACCTACGGCTACATCCAAGGAAAGAACTGGAAGGTCTGGCAAGCACACAAGGTAGGAGACAAGTTCATTTTCTCATACACAGACCTATGAAAAAAAAGATGACCAATAAGCGTTTGCTGGAACTACAGCACATGCTCAACGTGAAATTAGTTGACAAGGTTCCAAGCGGGTGGTACACGTCAGATAAAATATGCAAAATGCTAGGAAAGCCAAGAACAACTTCTATGAATTTGATAACAAGCCTAGTAAAGAAATGTGTCATTCCTGCACCTAAGATATTTCGCATTGAACGTAACGGAGTTGTCCGTCCTTATCCACACTACAAGATTGATATCTAATGCCATCCAAAAACAAACTCAGGGAGTACTTAGCCGAGATAGACGAAGGCATCGTCTTGGCTGACGGTCACGACTCAGCGTTCGTAGGGATAGCCTCGACTCCCAATGGCGTTGTAGCCGTGTACTCATGCGACGCAATCATATCCAACCTGATGAATCAGGACATGATGGACGAGGAGACGGCAGTCGAGTACGCCGAATATAATATTTTCAACTGCTACGTCGGGGACCGCACCCCTATATTTCTTGAGACGGTTCCTTGGGACGAGGACGAAGAATAGAGTACAGTATGCAGAGCGTCGTGGTTGCTATGGCTCCGCCGACTATCCACATAAACCAAGTGGAATCGAATATCCAAGACGAGGCCATAGCCAGCATGCCTCCAGCCATAGTTATACCAGCCGACTTCTTGAACGGAGTAAAGGCCATTGCAAGGAGGCCAGCCACGAAGATTCCAAGGCCAGCGGTGCTGTACTGCCATAGTATCTTCTGCTTGAACTCAGCGTCTGCTTTGGCATAAGCCTCTGATATCTCGAAGTCCTTCTGCATGACTAGGTCGTACAGGGCGTTCGTTTCTTCCTCGACCTTCTCCGCCTTCTTCTTGTCCTTCTCTATGGCCTTGGTGTCGTTCTGACTTATTATACGGGTGAACTCCTGCACCTTCTTGACGTCAGGCTTTGCGACACCAGACAAACGGGTCACTTGGGCTTCGACAACTTCTCTGACAGTTCCTTTATCGAGGACAGGAACGACAGCAGTAAGGGCAGAAGCAGAGTCAGATACGACTGCTTCGACCTTCTCGATGTACTTGTCTTTCTCTTTGTTCTCAATTTTAGGCGGGGTTATTGGTTCTGGTTGCTTGGTGGCACAACCCGTAAGAAGGATTGCTACAATAATGAATCTCATTTTATGTGTTCTTTTATGTCGTCGTTGATGGACGGGACCCAACTGTTCGCACGTTCCATAATTCTTCTTGACGCTTCATCTCCAGCGTCACCCATTCTGGCAGGACCACGTCCGCCTCGTCCTTCGTTGCTACCGAATCCAGCCATGCCCATTGTAATTGAGTTAGCCACAGAGCCAAGTACACCCGTACCCAACATCCCTGTTGTTTCCAGTAGGCTGGCGTCTCTTGGACCAGTATAGTTTTCTGGATACTTGGACCTTCTTATCCTGTCCTCATGGGCTGTTATAGACGGTGTCTCAAACAAGAAAGAAGCAATGCCTCCTATTTTTCCAGCGATTCGACCTGAGCGTCCTAGCGTATCAACCGTTTTTACACCCTGTCCTGTCCTTCCATGCAATTGAATAGTTTGAGTATCAGGGTCTATTACTCCAGCAGTACGAGAATATCTTTCTATTGTATCTGAAGTAGGAAAAAGTTCGCTTGCTGTATTCGTAGATAAATAGGAAGCGGCTTTGGCCTCGTTACCACCCTGAAGAATTAACCTAGGAAAATTGTACTGCTTCTTCCAAGACTTAATCCATTCCTGTCCGTGGCTATGATTGGTAGTAGCACCTCCAAAAGGAGGGTGTTGAGCCAATGGAATCATCGCCGCTTCTTCGCTTCCAGCAACGACAGTAAGTGGAGAGGGAACTGTGAACACACCTTGATTCTTTAATCCGCCAGCAAAGTAATATTTTAAATCCCTAGGAGCAGTAGCGGCATTAACATCGGTGTAAAACCTTTTTGAGTACCAAGCCCGATTTTCTATCTGGTTTATTGCCTGTTGTATTTCGAGTCGTGTCGCCTCTGTGGTTGCGTTTGCAAGCGATACTCTAAGTGTCTTTAATTTTGCCTCTGCGTTTGCGTTTATTGCAGACTGAGGAAGCCTAGCGTCTCTATCAGGACCCTGAAAGTCAGCCCTTATCCCTAAGTATCTTTCATTGGTTGGGTTAAATCTTCTATTGAACTCGCTTCCCCGTGTATAAGCAACGGCATCATCTACGTTTGTAAACGTCCTAGTTACGTTTTCGGCAGGGATAAGTTGAGCCTTGCCCGACAAGGCATCAAGATAAGGAGCATTGAATAGCCAAGCACCATGATAAAGTGGAAAGTTTTGTTCAGCCATGTTACTTGGAGTGTTCTTTGATATCGTCGTTGATGGATGGGACCCAACTGTTCGCCCTCTCCATAGTCCTTCTGGTAATCTCGTTTCCAGTATCTTCCATGCGTGCAGGGCCACGTCCTCCACGGCTTTCATTACTGCCGACGCCAGTCATACCCATTGTAAGTGAGTTAGCAACAGAGCCAACCACGCCCTTGCCTACCATCTGTGCCGTCTCAAGTAGGCTGGCATCTCTTGGACCAGTATAATCAGCAGGGTACTTAGACCTTCTTATTCTATCCTCACGTGCCGTTATAGACGGTGTCTCAAGCAAGAACGTCGCCGCACCTCCAGCCTTTGTAGCACCAGCGATAGCGGTCTGAACTTCAGGTTGAACGTAAAGGCTTGTTGCGTTCCACTTGGCGTTTCTAAGATGTTGACCAATAGTTCTTTCTGTAAAAGGAGTTATGCCGTCGTAAAGTGTCCTCATATTAAGAGGACCAATAGTGGTTGTTACTGCTTTCATTTCCTTTGGGATAATAGTATTTCCAGAATACCTTGGTCTATACATGCTGTTACCAACAGGAATGAAATCTCTATCAAGTATTTCTTGTGGAACGTTTCCAACAAGCCTATAAACCTCTGAGCCATTTGCTACTGGGGCTGTGCTTGTTTGCATAACTCTAAGCCCCTGCCTGTTCCAAGGATTTACCCTATCTATGAAAGAAGGATTTTCACTTGGATTAAGAGCAAGATATCCGTTGTTAAATGGAGTTGCCTTTAGACTAACGCCTTGAGATGCCTTCTCCCATTCTTTAAGTGCTTCTGGCCTGATTATTTTCCAAGGGTCGCCTTGTCTTGTTTTGTCGGTCAACAAGTCAGAGCCTTGAGATATAAAGCCTCTACTTGATATAGAGTCATACAAAGGATTAGCACCACTTGCCGCTCTTTCCATAAATTGCGGCGTAGCCTGAATGTAAATGTTTTTTGTTAATGGAGTTGCCCTAGATGTATACATTCCGAAACTACCCATGTTATCTACTTGGTTTCCAAGTTTGTCAAAAACAGCAGTAGACCGATATTCTTCAGCAGGAAATCCAGCGTTAAAATAAGCAGAGCCTCCAAATCCAGCCGTGCCACGAACTTGTCCAGTTCTCAGAAGGTCATTTACAGGATTTGTAAGATATCCCTCTTTCGTAACTGATGCTCCTTCTTGTGATAAAACCCTCCAAGTGTCGTACTCGTCATAAGAAAGGGTTCCTTTAAGGTTAGGATTATTACGTCTCCACTTTAACCAATTGTTTTCTGAAAAAGGTTTATTATGTACGTTTGGAATTAGCGGGGCTGGTTCAACATCCATAAGCCTGTAGAAGTCACTACCTCTGCTAAAGTTGTTTGATGAAACAGGGTGTGTATACAGGTCATAGCCGATGCCATCCTTTATAAATCCATCATTAAATCTTGTTACTGGAAGAATAGGGTCAGCCATTTTGGTTCAGTTTGTCTGAGATTTTTTTCCTCATCCACTCGAACATTTCTGGGGCAAAGGAACCAGACACACAAGACAAGACGCTCTTATAGAAAGGGTCTATGTCCATCCTGTATATAGAGAAGTAACAGATGACCCCTACTATGGAGCCAGCGATTACCATGCGTACCCATCTGATGGAGTTGTACTTCTCGTCCGTAAGTATGAGCCTAGCGAGCATACCTAGGCCACCGAGTATGGCGAAGAGCCAGCCAGTCTTCTTGAACTCTTCGGCGATATCGCTCATGTCGTTCATCTCTTCGGCCTTTCTCTGAGTGCCCTACGCTTGGCTTCTTCGATATCCTTGTATACACCGATGATTTCACGGGAAGGATTGTACAGCCTGAACTTGCCGTTGATGTGCATGATGGCGTAGTTCATGGCGTTCTTGACCATAGAGGTCTTGCCGTTATCGACAGGAATCCAGTCCTTCCAGACTCTGTAGTCTTCACGTGTAAGGTCACGTTGAGGCAGGGGAGTAGAGGGCTCCTGACCTTCTGGGGGAGGACGTCTGTCAGGCGGTACTGTCTGGTCTTCGCCAGTATCTTGCTGAGTCTCACGTTCAGCCTCAGTCTCTTTGGTCGTCGTTTCCTCTTCCTTCGGGGGCTGTGTTTGCTCTTGCTGGGTCTGTTGTTCAGCCTCTTGTTTCTTTCTTTCCTTAACAGCCTTATCGATTTGAGCCTTGTTTTCTTTCGTGGCCTTATTGTCAATCTTGCCTTTCTCAACGTCCCAGACGTTTCCGCTGTCGTCGATGTACTTGACATCAAGGAAGCCTTCCTTATCTGTGAACAGGGTTTTCTTGAACTCAGCGGGGATTTCTGGGTTACGGATAATTCCCTCGATGCCACCTATACCAATCATCTGAGATTCCTCTCTTGTGTACTTAAGAGGTCTTTCTCCTTGGGTTGGGCCAAAGTACCAAGTCCAATAATTTGAGTTATCTTTCCTGTTCTTTAGTTCTTCCCACAATTCGAAGTCAGAAAGACCTTCGGAGAAGTCTTCACCGTAGCCTTTTTCCTTCCACGCTTTAAGTGCTTCTCTGTGCATTCCCATCATTTCCTTTTCAGATGGAGTAAGGAAACCGTGCGGACGGTCTGGTAGAAATGCTGTTGGTGTATCCCTGCCTAGCATAAGTGATGTTCTTTGAATATCTGCCGTCGCACTCATGTCATTTATGTCTATTCCCTTTGAGCCACGTCTGTTAAGGTCTAGTATTCTAACAACCTCTTCGAGCAACATATGGGCAGCACCATACTTTGGAGCACCATCGACGCTCAAGAACCTAGCCAAGTCCCATGCCATTTGATTATGCAAAGATGCCACGTTCTGAGAAAATCCAGTCCTTATAGCATCAGTATCGAGATTGGTAAGAAGGTCTGGGTTTATCTTCATTCCAGTAAGTTGAACAAGGAACTGAGGGTCGTTCATCAGGGAGATGAAAAACTCATGCGGATATGCAAGTCTATATTCCTTGCTAGAGTCAAAGAATGCTCCTACAAGTGGACCAGTTCTTCCAGCCTTTCCGATATCAAGGGCAATCTGTGTATCAAGTATCGCTTTCCCAGAGTATGTTGATGAAGAGGGGATTGTTTTCCAGCCTTTTTTCAGGCTTCCACGCTTAGGGTCAAGAGTCACTTTCCCAGTCTTGTCGTTTACCTTTATGTAATTTTTGTTGTGCTCTATTACCGCAGGGTCCCATAGGTTGGAAATTGTTCCAGTCTTTTCGTTCTTTACTAAGTAGTTCTTCATGACCTCTCTGTAGAGTTTCATGAATCTGGCATAAGACAGTACTATTGGGTCTACGACTGTCGGGTCATTGATGATACGCTTTTCATACATGTCGATAAACTTATCGACGGCATCCATCCAAGCCTTTCCAGAGGTGTTTCCTTCCCCTTGTGAATTTATCTGCTTAAGGAGGCCAGTACTATCTCTGGCTTCTGCTTCACTTGCGATTCTTCCTTCGAACGTATGGCCTATCTCTTCAAGTGCAACTCCTTCAAACGAGCGACCTTGAAGCGAGTTCCAGATAAGTTGAGCCTGAGATGGATATGTTCTTTTCTTTTCCACTCCCTTTTCTGTCTCAGTAAAGGTTATTGTTCCAGCACGCTCTCTCTCATACATCTTATCAATAATCATCTGCAACGGCAAGTAAGCGAATTGCTGATGAACCATCGTCTTGTTTATGACCTTATATGGCTTTTTTGTCTTTGTCTGCTTACCAGCGTCTTTATCCAAGATTGCGTTCTCTGAATCGGTTTCACCAAAGTCCTCTCCGACATCTTTCTTTTCCTGTTTTTCACCTTTCTTTTTCGGTTCTGGGTCGTCTTCAACCTTGTCAAAGCGGAAGCCTCTTTGATTGGTTGGGTCTGATTCAAATGACTGAACCTTCTCATGCTTGAGGCCAAGCACAGTTTCAACAGAAGAAGCAAAGGCTTCGTCCTTTTGAGTAAGGGTCAGGATTCTGTTAAGTTCACGCTCTGACGCAAGCGACATAAGCGTCCTAGCCCAATTGGACCAATAACTTCTGGCGATATTAGAGTGAACAGAAGTTCCTTGGTTGTCTAGGAATTGAAGGACGTCCTTGATTGTGAGCGGTTTGTTAAACTCAGCATGCCAACGCATGAACGTGTATAGCGTGCTATCCTTATGCGAAGGCTTTACGTCTGGATAGAGTTTGACAGCCTTGCCATCTAACCCCTTGTCGTATTCATAAGGGTCAAGCATTGGGAATGGGTCGGAACCCTCTGGCAGGAAGTAGCCTCCGTAACCCATATAAGAGTCCTTGAACATTGGCTCCTTCTTTCTGGACGGAAACCTTACAGCCTCACCAGCACCTTCGGCAACAGACCTATTGATATCAGCAGAGGCCCTGTTGAAACGTTCGCTCTTCGGGACAGGATTTCCGTGTGCGTCTGTGGTGATGAGTTTATCAGACTTAATCTGCTCAGGGAAAAACACGGCCTTGTCCATGCCGTCGTCAATACCGTCGAAGCCATGCCTGACAAGGAGGTCACGCATAGCGTTCGGGTTAAGTATAGACTCAATTCCTAGATAAGAGAATGACCCGCTGTTCTGGAATCTCTCCATCTTGCCATCAACCCAGCCGTCGCTGAGGGCGGAGTTCTTTTCCTTGGCCCTAACAAGGATGGCACGAAGGTCTTCAAGCAGTTCCTTGGTAATGCGGTTTCTGCCCTTTACGGTTCCGTCGGAGTTGTACGTACGTCCATCGAGGCCCCACGGGTTATGAAGGCTCAGGTGAGCGGTATACAGGTTTGAACCGTACTGACGCATTTCTGCTGGGTTCGATGTTCTGCGGAAGTAGATGCCAGAAGGGTTGCTGGTTCTGTTCTTTGGCTGGGCTTGCACATCAAACACCCTGATGCCTTGTTCGTTCGAGGCATGCACGTAGCCGAGTTCATTGTACCCTCTGCTTGCGGCGTATTCCCTGAGTTCATACTCGCTACCAAAAGCATCTCCTCTGAGAATCGGGTTGTTAAGAACCATAGGCGGGTTCTTTCTGATGTTCTCAAGGGCAACCTTAGAAGCCTCGTCCATCGTGGCGAATCTGCCGAGTCTGGTCCCCCTGTCGTCGAACACCTCGACGCTACCATATGGGGCAGAGTCAGCCTGTTGCGACTCCTTCATCTTGACGAGGAAGGTATAGCCAGACGGGTGCTTGAAGTTGAAGCCCTGAGGCGTAGGCTCGCCGTCAAGTTCCTTCGGGTGCATGTTCCTGACGATATCCTTGTAAGCGTTCTTGAACGTGAACGGCAGTTTCTGGTCACGAAGACGCAGATTGGTCATTCTGTTCAGGCTGAATGACATGACCGTGGAAAGGTGGTTTCTGGCGATTTCCCCGTTAGGAGTATTAAGGTAGGTGTCAGCCTGACCCTTAGCCATACCCATCACTTGATGCAAAACGTTGCGACGTTCGCCACCCTTGCCGTCAACCCATAGGTCTGCCGAAACGACCCTTGTCTTGTCCATTGGGTCCTTAGAAGCGTTCTCCAGATACCTGAAGAGGTCGGTCATGTAGTTCGTGTGGTTGCCGTTCCACAGCATCTGGACGATAGGATTACGCCATTGGTTGTTGGCTCTGGTCTGGATGTTGTCGTAGTCGAGCATGTTGCCCTTTATCTCGAACTCGCCTCTGGGGGAAATCTTCACGTCAAGGCCGAAGACGACGCCAGTACGCATCTTGAACGGCACGGCATTGCCCTTGAGTCTTGGAGGATTGCTACCGCTCGAAAGCATTTCCATCGACGCACCGATGCCGCCGAAATCGACGATGTTGCTGTCCAGACGTCCTTCCGTGATGTTCTGGAAGAGACGCATCTTATTAGCCATCTCTCTGCTCATATGACCAGAGTTGACTATCATATCCAGAATCTCGTCGCTGAAAGGACCTCTGATGCTACCGTCGGCATCGACCCTGAATGTACGCTTATCCATCGGCACACCCATCAGCAACTTGTAAACTTCTTTACCCTTGAACTTGTTCTCACGCTTTATCTGAGCCTGAGTCTTCGGCTTATAGGAGCCGTCAATGTTGCGTTCGAAGACGCCATCAAGACCGTTTCCTTCGATGAAAGCCTTTTGGCTCTCCTTGGTCATCGATGAGATATCAAAGCCTCCAGTCTCGTTGACCTTCTTCTCCATACGCATCACGTCCGTGAAGAAAGCGTCAAGTGCTGGATTGACGATACGCTTAGCCTCGACACCGCCGAAGAACGTCTTCCGAAGCGGAGCAAACACTTGGTCTATAGTGACAGGCTTTTCAAGTCCCGTGACAGGGTCCTTGAATGTTCTGTTGAAATCAAACTCATGGACGTTGTCTGAAACCCTGCTCTTCATGAACTTCATCCAAGCCATAGAAGCGGAGTCAAGTGCACCTCTTATCCCCGGAAGTTCACCTCCATAATACATCCAATCAATGGGCTTATCCATCAACATGTGGCTGTAGTAATAAGCACCGAACTCTTCGGCGAGATGCTCAAGAAGCGGTCTGCCAAGGTCTGGGTCATTGATGAGCGTTCCGTCCTTCTGGAACTCACGTTCGGCTATCTCAAGTCTAGCCATAGCATCTCTAAGGCCAGCAGGGTCTTCCCTGTATTCGGCCTGTATGTATCTCCTGAAGAACGCCTTTGTCTCTCCAGCAGAGACGACTGGTCGTTGAGTGAACTGACCCTTCTCGTCTCTGATGCCTATGATTTGGTCCTTGAGGCCCTTGACGTAAAGATTCTTCAGGGCACTAGTTCTCATCACGCTGTGGAATATTTCGTGACCAAGCGTAGGTCTGCCAGCGTTTTCTGCATTGATGTATATTCTGACCTGACCGTTGGCTTTGTTTTCGATGACATAGCCGTTGTGCAGATTCCATTGCTTCTTGCCCATCACCATTTCACCGTCAGGAAGGATGTGAAATCCAGAAGACTTCTTAGGGTCAATGCCGTTCTGCATGAGCATTCTGTCGAACATCTCATTGTTGTACAGTCTGATGGAAGTCTTCGGGTGGATTCTGTCCTTGGCGGCTAGTATCCCGTCGAACGAGGTATCATTAGCCTTGGCAAAAATCTGGGCATTTTCCCAATGCATAGCCTCGACTGGGTCGATATCACGCATTGCCTCCAAGACGTACTTGGCGGTTATGTTCGTATGCATCTTTCTGGTCTGACCAGCGACGTCAGAAATAACCTTGCCAGTCACGGAGCCAATAGAGCCCAATGCCATACCAGCACCTACGCCAGACCAAAGCCCGTCTCTACCGCCAGCCCAGTAGCCGATACCAGCACCAATCAGGGAGCCCTTAGCCATGCCTCTCCCGATTGTACCAGCGTAAGAAAGAATAGGGTCGAACTTGTCGATAATCGTCAGGAGGTTCTTGGCATGCGGAGTGAGTTGCACGCCCTCCTTGGCAGACATTTTCATTGCATCGGCGGCATATGAAGCAAGACCCCTAGGGCCACGGGCCATCGCACCACCGATGGCTCCCACAGCCTCACCGACGCCTACTGCGGCGTTTGCGTACGTATAAGCACCTGTGATGCTTGAAGCGTACGGTATGCTGTAACCAAAAGCACCAGCACCAATTGAACCGATACCGCCGACACGCATCGTGCCCTTGACGGTATCTTCGAACTCTTTAGCAGAAACGCCGACGGCTGTCTCAAACACGGTTCCGCCTTTGGCAATGCCGTAGTCTATCGTGCCTCTTACGGCTCTACCGACGAACTCGACTGGGGCTCCGACGCCCCACTTGACAGCACCGCCGATGACGGCACTCTTAAGGGCGGCTGTCTTCGCCTGAAGGATAAGGGCCTTCTCGCCCATACCAAGAAACCTTGTAGCGGCTGTAGCGGCCTTGCCGAACGGAACAATCATCGAGGCGTCAGCCACCATCGCCGCACCTTGGACGAAGTCGTTGTTGACGAGATTCTTGTCCATGATGATTGTCTTAGAACCATCCCAAAGGTCGTTAAGTTCTCTGACGACGTTTCTCGCTCTGAGGAACTCGTTGTACGCCTCCCTGCTGTTTTCCTCTACGCCATTGATGGCATTGAAGAATTGAGCCTGTACGCTCGACGAGTCGGCTGACATTGCCATCACGCCATAAAGACTCTTCGTGCCCTGAGCAAAAGCCTCTACCACGGAGGCAGGAATCTTTGTAGGCTCCTTGATGCCACCTTCGACCATCTTCGTAGCCAACTCGTAGATGTGTGCACCAGACTTCGTAAGCAGTTCTAGGTTGTCGTTATCTATGGTGTCCTGATACGCCTTCAACTTAAGCCAATCATCATAGTTAGGGTCGTAGACAACCTTCGCCGTGTCAGCCTTGAGCATGTCTTTCCAGATTTCCTCACCAGTCTTTGGTGCGGTAATCGTCTTGAATGCCTCTTCTCTCTCCGCTTCAGGAAGAGAGTTTATGTACTTATCAATCTCTGGATTCCCAGTATATGTTTTTTGTCCAGCGTTTGCATCATTGATAGGGTCCGCCACTATGGGCGTCTGTTCGAAGATATCGGACATTATTTATTTATTGATTGAGGCTTTGATTTTGGCTCGCTGTTCTGGCGTAAGTTCAGACCAGCCCTTGGCTTCCTGATATGCTTGTCTAGCCGCAAGAAGGGCATCGGCCTTATCCTTTTCGACTTCAACCGTAAGTCCGAACGACTGTGGCATTGTCATTATAGAATCGTCGATGTTCTCAAGCATCGCCTGATACTTTGCCCTAGTCGTGGACTGAAGCGAGAAGAAAGCGGTTGGGTCTTGCACCAAGTCCTTAAGAATCTGTTGTTCGAAGTCGGACACGGAACCCACACCGATAAGCGTAATTCTCATTTGTGCAATGAGTTCTGACACCTTAGCCGCCGCACGGCCCCACTTTTCTGGGTCAAGCGAGCGGAAGGTTTGCTCGTTAAGAGCCTTGAGTTCTTGAGCCAACTTCTTGGCCTTGAGCAACTTCGGGAAGTTTTCTCTGAACTTAGCGGCGGCTTCTGGAGTGCCGAATGAGCCAATACCGCCAAGTTTAATGCCAGAACCCTTAATAAACTCCGTAGACTTGAACGTGCCGTCTGGCTGAGGCTCACCGAACATAACAGAGTTAGACTTGGCGATATCCTCAGGACCACGCTTTTCGCCCTTTCCTGTGTTGAGAGGCTTCCAAGACTGACCATCGTGGAACATCACGCCATAAGGAGTTTCCTGCATCTTAAGGGTCGCTTCAGGGAACTGCGACTGGAACATAGTTTCGAATCCAGCGGGGACGTAGCCGAGACGCTTCTGCATAAAGCCCCTGAGCGATTCACGCTTCTGGTCTATGCTGGCAGGAACTTCGAACGTCTTAGCGGCAATGATGGACTGCGTGCCCATCGGTCTTGTCGGCGTATAGCCAGCCGCATCGACTTCTTGGGCAGTAGGAGAGTTCTGCTTCAGCGAGCCGAACTTTGAAAGAAGTCTCTGGTTGTCGTACAGGTCAGCCGAGTTCAGTTTAAGTTGCGTTGCGAAGTTATCTCTCTTGGCCTCAAGTTCATCGAGTTTACCGTCGAGGTGGGCAACGATGTTGACCTGTTCTTCTGGTGTCAGGGGGGCCCATCCGCCAGTTGCTTCTGCGACGTAGCCTTCGCCTTGCCCAAGTCCGAGCAATGGAATGTAGCCAGTTCTTAGTTTTCTGACACCATCAAGGGCGTTGTTAAGAGCCGCTCTTGTTTCGTCGTCTCCCGTGGCTTGGTCTGGAGCGGCGTTTCTGACGCCATACAAAGATTCGAACACGGTGGTCCAGAAGACACCCTTGCCCATCTCCTTGAAGATATCCTTGTTCATTCCCTTGATGAGTTCCTTGACCTCACCGTCAACCTTAATACCAGCCTCCTTAAGGGCCTTCTCAAATATAGCGGCCTCTTCAGCCGCAATTCTCTGAGCGGTGCGTCTGGCGAGTTCTTCTCCGACACGACCTTGTTGCGTAATCATCTTAGGAGCCTTGGCGAGAGCCTCAGCCCTAGCCTTCATAGCGGCTTCATAAGCAACCTTGGCCTTTTCAGCGACCATCTTTGTCTTGTCGATTCCAGACTTAGCCGTGTGAATATTCTTAATCTTTGAGGCAGACAAAAGAATGGTTGCGGCATCGAATCCGACTTGAACCGTTGTAGCAAAAGTCGGGTGAATGCTTTCCCATTGACCGTAAGGACCGAAGTCAACAAGGTCAGACTTTCCGTCTGCCACGCTGTCTCTCATTTCTGTAAGCCACTCTACAGTCTGGTTATAGGCGTTGCTCTTTTTCGTAAGTTTGTCGTTTTCAGCCGCAACGTGATTTCTGACCACCTTTACCTTGGCCCATTCTTCCTTGGTCATGCCAGAAGCAATTCTATTCTTTTCGTCTTGAACTGGGTCAAGTTGGACCTGACCGACAGGCGTTATTGGCTTTCTTCCAGAGCCGCTGACACCGCTGACCTTAGTAGGGCCTTCCGTCTTTGCTTCCTCTTTCTTCTCGCCCATGTCTGGCGTAAACAGGGGAGGAGCCATAGCAAACAGGCGTCCTCCAGAAAGACCTTCAGAAACATACTTCTTGCTGTCTCTCTTGGCAGGGGGGAGGTCTTCTTTCTTTACTCTTTCAGGAATGACAAGACCGCCACGCTGTTCAGAAATCTCGAAGAGTTCATTAGGCATTATGTTCAGCGGCAATCCGTTCGCCTTAGCGATAGCATTTATATTAATGCCCGTCTTCTGGCCTATATTGAATAGTTGCTGTCCTTTTACGACTTTATGCCTTCTTGAGTCTGGGGTAATCTTATACGTCGCAAACACCGTCTCTCCCTTAGGTCCGCTTACGGAGATTTCGAACTGTCTTTCGTTAGACTGAGCCTGAGGCTGAGCCTGAGGTTGGGCTTGAGGCTGAGCCTGAGGCTTTGTGTCATAAGCAGGGGTTGGAGGGGAAACCCTTGCTGGAGCCTGTGGCTGGGCTTCAACCTTCTGAGGGGCAGGAGCAGGGGCAGGAGCAGGGGCAGGAGCAGGGGTTTGAGCCTGAGCCTCTTGCTTAGTGTCGTATTGAGGGGCGTTTACGGGAGAAGTCTCGACTGCCGTATTTTCTACCCCTTTCGCTGGCGTTTCAGATATTGGCTTTCCGTAGAGTTCTTCTGGCGTTCTCGCATCGCCCTCAAACGGGCTCAGCCCACGGTCTATTCTGATTTTTGCATGCTTTATGGCAGAATCTACAATATCTCTACGCTTGAGAGGGTCGCCGCCGTTAGCAATGTATTCTCTCTGCTCTTTGGTAAGCAACGGAGTAAGAACTGGGATTTCAAACTCTTTACCGTTTATATTAACACCAATGCTTAGTTCTGTAGCAACGCTTCCATCTGGAAGTTTAATCTCTCCAAGGAATCCTTTTCCTTTTTGACTTCCATCCTTACGATTGCCATAACTTGGAGCACTTGTTTGAGGGGCCGCTCTAAGTGGAGCGGGTACAGGCTCAGAAGCCTGAGGCTGGCTATAGTCTGGAAGAGGAAGCGGAGGAACTTCGACGACCTCATTCTCAACCTCAGCCGCAGGAGACGGAGCAGGGGGTGTCGGATTAGCACCGTCACGCACGATAACCCCAGCAGGGGGCGTCGGAACGCTGTTTTGCTGAGGACGTCTGACCGTAGCATCAGGACGCTGATTTCCAGTAAGACCTTCTATCTGGGTGTTGTAGTCCTTTATGGCCTGTTGAATGCTAGACATCCGCTGTCTGATTCTTCCATCTTCTCCTGTGACAACATCAAACCAGCCAGTTCCAAGTCTTTCATGAAGGGACTTGTATTCTTCACCAAGTTCTGCCACTCTCTGTTGAAGCCTTTCGACCTGAGTCTTTTCCGCTGGACGTTGAGGCTTCCCGTCTGGCTTTGTCGCTTGTTCTGCTGGCTTTCTTGGAGCAACAAGGGAAGGAGCCTTGGACGGAGGTACTGGCCTGTTGGGGTTATAATATTCAGGAGCCTCGAACACGTTTCCTTCAGCAAACGGATGGAGCGTAGACCAATCAGCATCTTTTCCTCCCAAGGAAAGAGCCTTGTTGATGATTTCGATGGACTTGTTCCTGACTGGCAGAGGAGCGTTCTGGTCGTTCGCAATCTGTGTCGGGAGGTTTCTCATCCAAGAGTTAATCCATTGGTCTTGAGGAACCATCTTAACATCAGGATGAGCCGCTTTGAACGTATTGTAGTACTGAATGGCAAGTCCGTAGTTTTCAGCATACCCCTTTGTGTAATCCCACACCAAGTCGTTAGGTGCGGTAGAAACAGGCACAGACCTAGTCTGGGGTTTGTTCGCCTCAGGAAGACCTTCTCCGAACGCACTAGCCTCACGCTCCTTTCGAATTGCTTCGAACAGGGGGAATCTCTGCATCGTCGATTGATACGCCGCCTTGGTTGAGTTCAGGATACCAAGGGCCTTCGGCAACGACGAGGTCTTGACCTTGCCGAGTTGCTCGATGTAGGGATTCAGGCCCTCTGCCAGAGGAGCATAAGCAGGATGCGAAAGCAGGAGTTTCTGCGTATTCGCTACGTCCACAGCGAGGGTGTCAGCCTCAGCAGAGGCTTGGTCCCACTTCGCAGAGTTCTCGTAGTATTCAGAAATACCCTTGGCGAGCGTGTCGCCCATTCCAGCGTATGTGTTAGCAAGGTTAACACCGTGCTCCTGCATGCCCGTAACGGGCTGAATTCCCTGTTGATATCTTTGAAAAGGTGAAGCCATTGTCGTAAATTAGTAAGCCATATCGTTACCAGAAATAATACCTGCTCCCATTCCACTTCCAGCACTTACAGTACCAGCACCAGCACCAGTAGCGGCTTTGGCAAAGAATCCAGTACCACCAGTAGCCATACCGCCGATAATAGCACCACCCATTTTCATCAGGCCGCTCATCATGCCAGCACGGGCTTGAGATGTAGCCATCCTTGCTTGCATCTCTTCCTGACGATTAGCGGTAATTAGTTGAGCGTTGTATTGGGATTCAGGTTGGAAAATTTGAGGGCCCATTGAGCCGTAAAGACCAGAGCCGCCCTGTACAAGGCCAGCACTTGAGATTCCAGCCATCTGACTCATCAGGGGTTGACCGTACATGCTCATTGCTTGCTGAGCCTGTCCAACGCCAGCATCGTAAACACGACCAGCGAACTCTCTGGCACGATTCTGACGGGCATCAGCCATCTGGTAAGAGTTAAGAACTTCCTGAGCAACCGCTTGATTGCCAGTAAGACCTCTAGCCGACATAGCCTCTCTAGCCGCTTGTTGAGAGGCTCGTTGCATCTCAGGGGTTAGACCTCTTCCAGCCGAAAGGTCAGCCTGAGCCGACTGCATTAGGGAATCGTAAAGGCCCATCGTGCCAGAACCAAGAGTCTGCCTGTATGCGTCCTGAGAGGCTTGTCCAAGCATGCCGTATATCGGGGCTTGCATTCCAAGAAAGTCTCTTTGAAGACCTCCAGATATAGCATTGGCCTGACCATAAAGCCTACCCATAGTCTCAATGCCACCGCCAATTCCCTTTTCTTGCAGTTGCTGGTACAGCGGAGTATACTGTTGTTCAAGAGCCAACAGGCGAGGCTGTATGGCTTCCTGTGCCGACATAGCATTAAGCATTTCCTGCATGTAGTCTCTAGGCGGCGGTGCGTTAACTCTTGTTCTTCCCATAGTTATAAAAGATTAAGATATTTGTTGGTTATTTGTCTAGGGCTACCAAAACGATAAGCCCACTTGTTTACCCTATCCCAATGTGGGAAACGGATTTTAAATTTCAGGATGAGTTTTTTAAGAGCCTCTGAGTTAAGAGAGATAACATCCATTATGCATAAGTCAAACTTATACTCTTCTTCCTTGCGAATGCCTGTGTTGAAAGACATTAGAGACTCAGCACCATCGTATTTGAACGGATAGACTACAGCCAGAGCAACAAACTTGTCATCTTCAATGACAGTCAATAGGTAGTCTTTGATATAAGCCCATTGGAGATATGTATCAAGCGTATTGTCATCAAAGCCAAACGACTCACCACGACCTTTGGTTCGGTGTGCTAAGGCGAAGTCTTTGAGTTCAGAGAGCATTAAGCGGTCTTGTATTTGTAGATTCGGAACTTGGAAGGTGTAACAGAAGTAGAAAGTGTATGTCCTGTGCTTACTGTAGCAAACAGTTGAAGCCCTACGCCACCATTAGCGGCATCAATCTTAAATGTTTCACTTGTAAATGTTGTGGCAGAATCAGCAGTCCATCTATAAAGAACTTGTTGTCTGTAAAAAGTGCCACCACCTTGAGAGTCAAAATAGTAATCGTGGAAATGATAAGCACCTGTTCCTTGAGCAACGCTTCCATATCTCCCAGCCCATTCACCACCACCATAGCCAAAATAACCTCTCCAGTTAAAAGTTACTTCAAAAGCCCATATTTCACCAGCGGGTTTTGTAAAAGAGGCAGAAGTAAATACCCCCCAAAACTGTCCGTTAGAAGGGGCTGACCAAGGCGGTATGGTTTCTTCGTAAATTTCAGTAAGCACATAACCAACTGTTCCATTGACTTGAAGCGTACCCGTGAAGTTAGCAATACCATTGCTTGTGAATCCGTTGTCAGCAATTACATTCCCAGTTAGGGTAGAACCTCCTGTAACTGTAAGAGTGCCACCAACTGTCGTAGCACCAGTAGAGTTAATGCTGTTAGCCTCAAACGCACCAGCGACATCCATCTTCTGACCAGCCGCAGGGGTCACGGCAATATCCACTCCAGAACCACCTGTGATAGCAGAGGTAGTGATAGGCAGATTAGAGTTCAGAAAGTCACCGATAGTGGCTTCCTTGAGAACGCCAGCGTCATTGACAATAGTTGTGTCGGTAGCCTGTAGTGTGTTAGCCGTGATGCTCGGCTGGTCGGTAATAGCACCGACAAGAAGTGTGGAAGAGTCTACGAGTTGGTTCAGACGAGAACCAGTCACCTGTTGTCCGTCCGTAAAAGTATCGCCTTTGGAAATTTGAGCCATTGTTATATTTTAGAAGTGTTAGTTTGTTTCTGAACTGTAGCGTAGATAAACGCAGAACGAATAGAAGGTCTGAGATTGCTGGAAGTGTACTGAAGTTGGACACCTGTGCCTATCTTACGAAGACCTACTCGTCTAGCGGAGTCCTCCGTGAACTGAGCACCAAAGGTGTCCACCACAGCGGAGATGTCGGGATTAAAGACCTCAGCAACTGTCTCTATCTGAGAACCAGCGTCTGAAACCATCTCAGTCTCAGCGGTGCTGAATCTCTTGTCGCCGATGCTATTGAACGAGTAACGCCTTGTCTTAAGCACAGCAACAATAGAATTTGGAGTAAACGAAAGAGGAGCAAGCGTTGCAGGGAGAAAAAACGGAAGAATAGGAGAGCCTGTAGAAGGGCCGTATTCATCCCAGTTTAGTTGCTCCATTAGAAATAGTCCTTGGTCTGTGTCTACTCCGTACATCCGTCTTTGGTTGTCTTTCTTGGCAATGACAAAGTCAAAGACATCAAATCCAGCAGGGAATGTGTCAATAGACTCCCATTGTTTTAGAATAAAGTTATATACAAGAATAGCGTTGTTATCAACAGAGTTGTCCAGAGGAACTGCAAGATAGTATCTGTTATTCCAATAGGTAGCGACAGAGCGATAAGCGTAATTGCGGTTGATTCGCTGGATGACATCATCGATAGGGGCAGAGATAGGGTCAGCCAGCGTGAGCAACTTCATTGACTCAGCAGAGGCTGGTTGGGGTTGTAGGAAATAAACGCCGTTATCAGACAGGAAAAACACGCCTCCACCAGCCTGAACAACAGACCTTCTTGCGGAACACCCGATATCTATTGCAAGCGTCTTAACATACGAATCGGAGGACAATCCATCACCACTTGCGTATCTGTTAGAGCCTACATTTACATAGAAGATGCTGTTACGCATAAACACCAAGAACTCATTAAGAGTCCAAGGTGCGACACCTACGACTTCGTCATTACTTCCGTTGTTGATAGTGAACGCATCGAGAGCGTCCCAATGTGCATAATCAAGAAAGTTGCTGACAGAAATTGTGTCATGGTTTCTAGCCACATTGATTTCTGAATGGTGTTTACCAAGGGCAATTAATCTATTTGCGTAAAACAACAGGCCAGAGCAATTAGGAAACTGATGCCCAACACCTGTTGTTGTAGGCAATGCAATTACAGTAACATTCAAATCCCACATCAAGGGACGCTTGCTAAAGCCTCTTGTTATAAACACTTTATCTACAGCCGCAACTACATCACACCCGTCTTGCGTTGTGATAGTTTCTCCAGAAGGAAAAGCCACTTTTGCGGAAAGAATTTCCGTCTGAGGATTATAGGAATACAAGCCATCAGTAACAACACAGATTATGATTTCTTGTCCTGTGGAGTTAATGTAAGTTCCTACGCCATAGATGGTATTGCCAACAAGAGCACCAATGGTCTTGCGTTGCATACCCTTGCGGACAGTAGCAACACCCCTATCTAATCTAAAATTCTGAGAACGACTAACAATACCTTGGGGCAAAGAACTAGGGTTGTCACGGCTGTTAAGCCCGACAAATCCTATGTCCCCGTCCTTTTGGTATTCATTAGGCATTACTGAGAAACAATAGAATAGTACACAGCCTTAATCTTTTCAGACCAGCGTGTACCGACATAAACGCCACCAAGGAAGGTGACTGTAGCAAGGATAAGTGTAATCATATTAGGCAGGGAGAGAAATTTTGAGACGCTTGAGTTCGGCCTTTAGTTCAGCCTCGGTGGGCTTGTTGATGAGCGTCAGTTTGCCGAAGTACTTGCCGCCAGCGGGGAACTCACGATAGCCAAGGCAGGACTTGCCGTCCTTGACGAAGGCGTTCCAGCCTTTGGCGATGTTGATAGGTTCAATAGCCATAAAGTTTAATATTGATAATAAGACCCGTTACCATCGTGGTAATAGTTATAGCCATCATAGAACTCAATGTATGTGCCATTAGGAACATACCAAGTGCTGATATAGTCGTAATTACCAAAACCATTCCAAGTGTACCTATCTCCGTGGTAGGTTGACACTACTGAAGTTGCAGAAGGAAGTGAAATAGAATTAGTGCTTGTTACATTTTCAAAAATCAGAGTTCCACTAGTGTAATAAACATAATCACCAGTTCCATTCGTATAATACGCCCCAGACCCATCGTGGTAATATGTAGTATTTACATAATATCCAGACGGATAAAAATTATTACTTGAAGAAGGAACTTCTACGCTATTTCCAGTTCCTGACTGTCCTACATAAGTATAAAATGGCGTTCCATTGGCTTTGAATTGAATATTAAAAGCGTTAGCCCAGTCTAGGTAGTCGCCACCAATTCCATCTGCCTTGCGATAAACATCCGCATTTTGGTTTGGATAAGACACATTATCGTATGTAACAGCACCCCCTCCATTGACAATTGGGTATGTCTGTCCTGTCAGCGTCTCAAGGATAGTCCCAGCGGCAGGGAACGACACAACGCTAGGGAACGACACGATAGTCCCGAACCCGTTGTGACTACCGCCTCTGGAGATAGTCGTACCTATCCAATGGAAGTCAACGCCCATTAGCAGATAGCGTAGGCGATATGGACAGGGGTAGCGGCGGTGTCAGAAATACAACGAACGATGCCGTTGTAATTGTCCAGAGAGATGCTCTCTCCAGCCTTGACCTTTAGACCAGTTGTGCCTGTATTGGCAAAAACGACAGTCAGCAGGGCAGAAGCGTGTTGGTTCTGGATAATGACGCTGACTCGTCTTTCGGGAGTCGTGGCGGCGGCAAGGGCTGTGACGGCAG